GAAATCAAAGCTCGAAGAACTGAGCAAGGTCAGAATCGAGACAGAAGAATATAAAAAACTCAAAGACGATATAAAAGCTCTGGAAGATGAGTTTGAAAAGGTTGAAACGAAACAGCGTGAATGGCTTGATATGGGCTTTTCGATAGATTCTGCACCGCTTAAGGAACTTGACAAACAGATGGACGGTATCTGGGCAGATATTGACCGGTTACAGCGGAAACAGAAAGAGATGCAGGCAACTGGAAGGGCCTATGTGGATCCTAAATCTACAGATGCGTACAAGGGGACAGCCGAGAAGTACAATACGGAATCGCAGAAGCTGGAACGCATAAACGGAAGGTTGTATTCATCATACAATAATCTGAAGAACAAGGTTGAGGAATACCGACAGAAAAACAACCGGCTGGCACAGGTCATGCAGAATCTTCAAAAGGCTGCTGCCCGTGTAGGTATGGTTGTAAAGAACATGGGTTCAGCATTAAGAAGTGCCGGTTCCTCGATTAAGAGCATGGTCTCAGCAATGAAAAAAGCTGTAGAGAACATGTTTAATCTGAACAAACAGACAAATCGGTCGAGAATGAGTCTTTCCCGAATGCTGGGAATGTCGTTGCTGTTTTCAGGGGTATTCCGGGCGGTAAGTGCTGTCAGTGATGGTGTGAAGACCGGATTTGAAAATCTGGCACAGTATTCCAACAGTACCAATTCAGCAATATCTTCTTTGATGTCCAGCATGACGAGGCTGAAAAACTCATTTGCTACAGCCTTTGCACCTGTTCTCACCGTGGTAGCTCCGAGCATGTCAAGATTTATTGATATGATTTCCAGAGCAATCACTTATGTTGGAATGTTCGTTGCGGCACTGACCGGACAGAACAGCTTCGTAAAGGCGGTTGGTGTTCAGGAAGATTATGCTGCAAGTCTTGATAAGACCTCGAAGAATGCGAAAAAGGCATCGAAGCAGACAAAAAGCTATCTTTCTTCGTTGGATGAGGTGCACAAAGCTTCAACCAGTGGGAGTGCAGGAACAGATGATTCCGGTGGATACAAAGCACCTACACCGGGACAGATGTTTGAAACGGTCCCGATTGCAAATAGTATTAAAGGAATTGCGGACAAGATCAAGAAGCTCATTAAATCGGAAGACTGGGAAGGTCTTGGAGCTTACATAGCCAGCGGAATCAACAAAGGGCTTAAAAAAGTCTATGATGCTATCAACTGGAAAAAGGTTGGACCCAAAATAACAAAATTCTGTAATGCATTTACCAGAACATTTAACAGTCTGGTAAATCACATCGACTGGGATTTGATGGGGCGGACGGTTGGTGCCGGTATCAACACGATTGTAAATACGCTGAATCTCCTGATTACAGGAATCAACTGGAAAAACCTTGGTAAGAAATTTGCAACCGGAATCGCCGGCTTTGTTCGGGAAGTCAACTGGAACAATCTTGGACAGCTCATAGGAAATCGGTTTATGATTGCCTGGAATATCTTTAACGGAATGGTCCATAACCTTCCTTACAAGGAAATTGGACAGGCGGTTGCGGATGGACTGAATGGTGCTGTATCAAGCTTTTCCCTTTCAGAAATCGGAGATACACTGGCAACCGGGCTGAATGGTGCATTCACATCATTGTACAGCTTTACGGAGCGTTTTGATTGGTCAGAGCTGGTAAATAACATTGCCGGTGGTATTAATACTTTCGTATCGGAATTTGACTGGAAAGCGAATGGACGTAAGTTGGAAGCCTTTCTGGACAATCTGTGCGGATCCCTAGTGGATATGGCAGAGAAGACAGACTGGGAGGCTTTTGGAAAAGGTGTCGGAGATATGCTGACACAAGTTGACTGGATGGGGCACCTGAAGCAGGTGATAAAAGCTGTTGTTAAATCGCTTGGAGGCCTGTTTGATGGCATGGAGGCGAGCGGAACAGCCGGTAAGATAGCTGCTTTTCTTGGTAAAGCGTTTATTGCAGTGAAGATTGCAGATATAACGGGAATCAGTGACCTCGTAAAATTACTACTAAAGGCAATCGGAAAGAAACTGATCGGGTCCGAAGCAATCGGAGAATTGTCCGGTAATCTGACTACTCTTTTAGGCAATGCAGTAAAAGGTGCGGCAGGAAGCTTTACTTCCCTTGCATCAGCTATTACCCCACTGGTAGGCACTGCAGGGCTAATTGCCGGTGTGGGTGTTGCGGCGGCCGCAGCTACTTCTGAGATTGCCAAAATGGTAGAGACCATGCAGGGCGGTAATGGTGTTGGTGGTACATTTGGAAATACTATGGATAATTTCATCCAGACATTACAGCGGCGTGGTGATATCATATCCGGTTCTGCAACAGAAATCTGGAATCTGAAAGAGTCTCTTGAGAAAGAGGGAATGACTGCTGAGGAAAAATCCAGTGCAACTCAGAAACTTATTGATAAGCTGGGTGAAATGGGCGTGACATCTGAGCAGGCAACACAGGCATTCGAGACATTGAGACAGAAGGGGCTTGTCACAGATGATATGTTTGATATCCTGTCAGAATCCATTAAAACACTTGGCAATGATACAACTAATATGGCAAGCCAGATCAATCTTGGAAGCCAGAGTGCTCAGAAATCCTATGACGATCTAAAACTTGTTATCGGAAATCTGACAAATCAGATGCATCTTGGAACGGATGAACAGGGACAGTTATTGAATGCACTGGAAAGAACAGTGGATTCCGGCGGCACTGCACAGGACGCATATAACAACGTTATGGTAGCAGTTAAGAATATGGGTGGAAATACTGAGACTGCTGCAAGAATTTTCTCGGAGGTATTCCCGAATGCAGTACAGGCAACAAAGAGCAGCGTAGATAAAAATATTGTTGGCGTGCAGCAGACTGTAACGACTTCTACCGGAAAGATGAAGACAGATGCAGAAACGAATCTGGCAGGACTCCAGAAAGCAGCAGAGGACGCTTCCGGCGGTGTGAGTACAGCGACAGTGACAAACTGGGGCAATTCAGCAGCGGAGGTGGATAAGAACCTTGATCAGATGAAGCAGCATGCAAATCTGAAGCTTGGAGAGATGCAGAAGACAGTAGATAGTCATTTCTCCGGTCAGTACAATACCATGACCAATAAATGGAAATGGGCCGGTGAACGTATTGCACAGATAATTTCTGAGATGATCCGGAATACAGAAAGAAGCCTGGAAGGGCTGGCACGTGAGATGAAGTCTATCGGAACGAGGATGGGAAACAATCTGGCAAATGGAATTTCAAATGCAACCAGTGGAATCACAAGGACATTGAATAATGTTGTTGGAAAAGTAAACAGCACGATAGGAAATATTAATAGTTCTCTGTCTGGAATCGAAAGAGCATTCAGCTTTTCTTATGATGTAACGGGTCCTACAGGTAACCGGAGATGGGGCTATTACAATATGAGCTTGCCGAGGGTGAATACAATTCCATATCTGGCTAAAGGTGCAGTTATTCCACCAAGAAGTGAATTTCTGGCTGTGCTTGGTGATCAGAAGCAGGGTAATAACATTGAAACACCAGAAGCACTACTTAGAAAAATTGTTCGTGAGGAATCTGGCGGGCAGCAGAGTAGCGGAAATTATCGTTTTACTGCTCAGATTAACCGAAGAACGGTATTTGATGAAATTATCGAAGAAGCAAAGTTAAGACGTGATACAAGCGGTAGAAATCCGTTTGAACTGGCATAAAGCAATTCCCTGTCATGCAGAAAGCGTGGCAGGGAGAATGCAGGGAGTGATTGAATGCTTACAAGAGAAGCAACTTATGAAGATTATGGATTTTCAGAGGAAGAAGATAAGAAATTCAATGAGTTTTGTCGAAAGCTTGAAATGAGGGACAAGATATTGTTGTTACAGTGCGCAGCAGAAGTGTATCCGAACGTTTGTGATGAACTTTATTGTTGTATCGTAATTGGAATGAGCTATGACAAGATGAACAAAAAGAACTTTGTTCCACTTGGTCGTAAAGATTTCTATGCATACCGGAAGAAAACGCTGGCTGTGTTCCGGGAGGCATTAAAGGCATGTAATAGATATCCGTTTTAAAGAGTAAAAGGAGATTGTTTATGGTG